ACAGTTAGACAATAATTAACCGTTGAGACTCCATAGTCTCAAGAAGTCACCCACAGTGCGGAAGGTAACGTTATTTGCTCCTAGAGCTGTGTCAGTGCCTGTGCTCTTATAAGGCACATCAATTTTATTAACATATGCATTGGTTGTAGGTAAAGTTGCAGCAACACTATTGGCAGAAACACTTATTGTTGTGTTATTCAAAGGAGCACTGAAACCTACAATGATGTCTGCAGCACTTGCACCAGGGAAATATACACTGTTGTTTTGCAAAGCACCATATGCCACATTGGAACCACCAGCATAAGGAATGGTCAATACCAACTGGTTTACACCAGCAGTTAATCTGCTACCAGCAGCACCTGTTACACTGTAACTGAACGTTCCACTGAAGGCATAACTGCTACCAGATAAAGAACCATTAAATCCAGGATCAATTTGACCTGAAACAGTAACAGTGCCAGTGAAAGCAGAGTTGACTGGGTTGTATGTGCTAGTATTAGTAGCTTTGGAAGACAGTGAAGATGTTAGTAGGGCCATACAAATATTTATTCTCTTGTGTCTTTATTTTTATACTTTAACGAAAAAAAAGAGCCCCGCAAGAGGCCCTTTTTTAAATTTCCTAGGACTGACTAGGTGAAATTGCTTTCTTTTATGATCCCTATCTACTTTTTTTAGAAGTAAACAGACTGCAATCCAGGCTGGAACGCAGTGCCGAGACCCTGCAGGATGATAACGTGGTAGTACAAGTTGGCACCAAAGATGTTATCGACAACACCGTAGCGGGTCAAGAGACCAACACGGGGAGCGAAATCATTGGGTCCAATTGTTCTTTGTACCATGACAGGGATGTATGGGCAATAGATGATACCAGTGTCGTAAAACTCTGGTCCCTTGTAGCCCAATAGGGCGTACTCAAGACGAGCATTACGGGTGACGGGAGCTGCGGCGTTTCCGGCGTAGTTTCCACCACCAGCGGCTTCAAATTGTGCCTCTGTACGTGTGTCACGATATACATTGAATCTACCAGCGAGAGTACCAACCTTTGCGACTCCAACGGGCTGAGTATTAACGTTGCCCTGGACTGGTACCCACTGAAATTCAGGGAGCATTTCCAAGATTGCGCAAACGCGAGGGGTAGCAACAACAAAGTTGGCGCTACCACGGCGATTACGAACGGCAATACGATTAGCTTCGATGATGAGCCTTTGATAGAAGTCACGGTTACGTTCAACCAACCAACGGCCGTCTGCTGAAGCAGGAGACCAGATAGAATAACCGCGGCCAAAGCCACCGTTAAGAGCTGTCTGGATCATTCTGATGATCATTTCACGATCGATTTCGGCCTGTAGCTCATAAGACATAGCGTTTGTGAGCTCAGTGTCGATATCAATACCGTTCATGTTCTTCAAATCCTGCTCGAGTTCAACGGACCAGCGGGCAGCGAGCCTACGAGTACCAGCCTCAACGGCTGTCTTTTCGAAGCTAACTACGATCTGAGGGATCTTGGATGTGAGCTCAAAGTTGGCAAGCAACTGAGCAACACCCTGATCACTAGCAACCATTGAGAAGTCTGAGTTTCCAGAAAGATTGGAAGCAGAGGTACCAGTGAATCTAGAATCTAGATACTGATAACCGAGTTCTGCACCATCAGACTGGGACTGAGGACCACCAACGGGACCACTGACGTTAGGAGCTGCGTCACCACTGTTGATCTGTGAGCCAAGAGCGGCACCTTCGTATTTATAACGGAGGGCGAAGGCAAGACCAACTGGACCACTCATGGGCTGAACACCAACGATTTCGTTAGTGATCAACTCAGGGAAGGTACGTCTAATCATCGGAATGAGGATCTTTGGAAGACGGTAATCACCTGGGGCGTAACCGCTGTCGTTTTGTGAAGGGAACTGATTCCCAACATCTGTCCATGAACCAAGAGTGGAACCGGGACCGGCAGTGTTAGCTTCCATGCACCACTTCTCTTGGTTTTCCAAGAGGATAGCGGTGTTTAAGCGAGTATGGTCGTCTTCGATTGCTGCAACATTAGCAGATGTGTAATCCAATACTGGAGCCCACTTCTCTGTTAATAGTTTAGCGCGATCTTCACTGATGTAAGACTGCGAAGGACGAATAGATTTTGACATAATAATATGTATTTCCTTTGTAAATTGTCGACCTTATTGTTTCTGTTCAGGCTTAATGCCTCAGAGAAATTAGTACTTACCTAATTCAGATAGGTAATTATTGAAGGCAGGGTCTTCATTAACTGGCTTGGCTACAGACTCTGCAATAACAGGACGATCCACCTTGGCAGAAACAGCATCATTTACTGCTTCTTCTTTTAGTGAATCAACTTGTTCTTCTTCTGACTTCTCATAAAGCCCCACTGCGTAGTCAAAATTTTCAGCTATGAACTTGTCAGATTTTCCAGAAAACATCTTCTTTACGTATGTTTTTCTTTCTTCATCTAATCCTTGAACTTTTTGTTCAAGGGTAAGTTCTGCCTTTAATTTTGTTAGCTCTTCTTCAAGAGCTGTTGCTTTCGCATTGGAGGCTTCAAGCTGCTTTGCAGCTTCATCGAGTCTGTTCTTACCTTCAACAACGGCTTCCTTGATGCTATCTTTGGAGAATGCCATGTCAACGGCGAGAGTTTTTCTAATACCTTCAAGAACATTTTGAGCTTTCTTGTTTTTTACAGCTTCATTAACAGCTGTAACAGGTAGTTTTTCATCTAGATAAAGTTCTAGATATTTGGAAATGTTATTTACTAGTGTTCCTTTGAACTTGCTAGCTTCATTCTTAAGAGCATTTTCATACTTTTCAACAACAGCTTTGAGCTTGTTTGCACGATCTGTGTCAATTGCTTCAACAACTTTCTTGAGCTTGTCAGTATGATCACTGTCAATGGCTTCAACAAGCTTTTCTAGCTTAGAAGCATAATCTGCATCTTGCTCTGTTAGAGCTTTATTTACATGCAATTCAACTTTTTCATTTACTGAGGTGTTGAATACTGTCTCAATATCTTTCAATGTTTCTTCAGAAAGAATGTCTTTTGTTGCTTCTTTTAGTACGTCTATGATTGTGCTCATGTTAATATAATTTATTCTCTGAGGATGTTTTAATTCTATTCTTTAATTTAGAATCAAGTACCTCTTGTAAGTATTTATTTGCTTCAGAGTAATTTTTTTGAGAAATGTTCTTAATAAATGCAAGAATGTTATGCTCTACGCCTTTATTGTTATTTTTGTCGCTCATAATGATATTTATCTATTTATTTGATTTTTCTTATGAAATTAATGAATTGTTCTTTTAGGAAGCTCTCCACATCATGTTTAGGCAATTTAGAAATTGACTTTTCAAATTTATCATAAAATTCCTGAAGCTCTCCATTGTCCTTGAGAACATATTCCTTAGATTCCAGAATACCATTAACAAAAGCTTTTGGGCACGATGGATCTGCAACACAGTCAACTGCAATCAACCGCATGTTATTGACCTTGTTAACACCATTCTCCTCCTTGAGCTCACCAAGTGCACGAGAAGACATTCCAACCTTAACACCATCCTTAATGAGACATTCAACAATCTTACCTGAAGGTGTAGAGAGCACTTGTGATCTGCCAACAACAAAATTATCATTCATCTTCAAAGATGTAACAAGGTGACATGCATTGGCCAGATTGACATCAGCACTCTCAGGGTGGTTGAGTTCACCCATGGCTCTCTTTGTGTTAACCATTTCACCCACATAACGACCCACCTCTCTCACCATGTCATCTCTTGAGTAAATGCGCTTGTTCTTATTGACTGTTTCACACATCATGTAAGGTCCGGAGATAAAAAGCTTTGAAGGTTCTTTATGATTTTTCTCCTCATAGATATATTCGAAGTCAGAATTATCTTGAGGGGTTTCAACTATTAGACGAAGAGCCATATTATTATTTATATCTTTCTGTTACTTTTTACTTAGTCCTAGTTCCTTTTCAGTCAAGATTAAAAATTTATAACCATGTTTGTCACACCATGTTTTAGCAGCTTTCCATTTGGATTGGTTCTGGATATATCTAAGATTCTCATATAAAACAGTTTGTTGCCGCTTCTTTCCTCTGACTGGCACTTTGAGCTGACTTGACGGTTTAATTTCAATAATGTACCTCGCTTTTGTTTCGCCTTCTTTAATAACTATTACGCCATCTGTGTAGTATCTATGCACTTTGCCGTCCACAGGATTTGTATATGGTATAATAATTGCTTCACTGGCCCATTCCAGTATGTTATCATTATCATCACACCATCTAAAGAATTTTAATTCCCATCCTGATCTGTAGACAGGATATGTTTTACCAATATATTTTGATGCATTTTTTGGTTTAAACACCCCCTGCCTATACTTGTCGTCTTTTCTAAGAGGTAGCATTTTATCCTACAAAAAACATGGGTGGATCGGCATCGCCAAACCCCGGAGGCCCTTCTTGCAGAGCAGTCTCAAGTTTTTCTTTTTCAGCTAAGCCTTGCGAGAGAAGATCTGTGCCATTGATTTGACCTCCTCCAAAAAGACTTGTGCCTTGATATTTGCCCCGTATGTTGCCAACAGTGATCTTACTCAATGCCAGAGCATATTGATATACCCAAGGCTCTTTAATGATATCTCTTAATGCTCTTTCCACATAACATTTAACTATGCCCCAGAATTGAGATCCTGAGCCTGGTGTTCTGGGTGGGGGAAACATGACCATGTATTGTGTTCTGTCATCAAACGTTAAATGTCTTCTCTGTGCCAGCATCTTCTCACGATCTTTTAACCAATTCTTAAGAACATACCAGCTGATTAAATCAAAGCCGTAATTGCCCATGGCGTAGCTAAAATATGTTTGTTGAGCGAGGGTTTGCTCAATGGTGAACAGGGTATTAATGCCTGTGCTGGTCCCTTCTTCAAAGTCCACTATGTCCATAACTTTTCTGTAATCCATGATATCATAATCAAAGCTGTTGACAAATTGTTCTTTGCTACCGTTAGATGAGGCTAGGAAATAACCAGAGAGTGCAGCGTCAAAATTTATAACACTCAAATAATTGGTTGATGTGAGAATTTGATTTTTGAAAATACCATCAACATATGTTGCTGACAACAGGTAGGATGTACTGAACGCTGTTCCTGGGATGGAAGATGTTGCAGCATAAACTGTGGGTTTTGCTGGGTTAATGACTTTGTTAAAGTAGGGTGTGATACTGAAGAGCTCGTCTAACTTGAGACCCTTGTTATCAACATAAAGGTCAGAATTGAAGATAAGATATTCTTCTGTGTACCCCGCGAATTTAGTAAACATTTCACAAGCAAGACTAATATTTTCAAACAGTTGATCATGATGTATTTCTACATTAACCAAAGGAGCCCCAAGAGACCTCATAACGCGCTCGCTTAGACGCGAAAATGAAGCAATTTTACTATTGAGATTAGTACTCTGAAAAGCAGAAATCGGGGTTATCTCTGTGCATGCCATTTAATTATTTATGTGGGCAATGCAGAAGACCCGCCACCACCAGCAGATGTTTCAGGAGCTGCAGCTGCTGCACCTGTTTCAGCAGGGCCTTCACCTTCTGCACCACCAGCTTCAGGTGTTTCGGGAGCAGGGCCAAATGCAGGTGGTGTCCCAGCAGCCATGGATGCGCCACCAGCTGCTCCTCCAACACCAGCTTCACCACCTGGCACAGTTTCACTGCCTTCTCTCCAATTTGGACCAGCATTTTCAATTTGAGCAAGCTCCCAAAGAAGTTCTTTATCTTTTCTAAGGAACTCTCTATTGGCCATGACATCACTGTCATGCCATCCAAGATATTTCTTTTGTGCATATGTCTTGGAAACAAGATCACTCTGTGTAATATTATTGAAGTTTTCAAACTTGAGTTGGAATTTTTGATTCTCTCTTATCTCATAGAAGTTTGTAGGTACATTAAAATTAATATCTATATTTGATTCTTTAAGCTTAATCTTGTCAAAAATACCTTTCAACTTGAGGTGTGTAATGAATCCTGGTGTAATGCCAGCAGCAAATCTTTGTTGCAAACGGATAACAAATCTAGCAAATTTTAATTCTTCTCTAAGAATATTTGCTCCATCATTGTATTGATCTTCAGGATTAAGTCTGTTAACTGGTACTTTCAAGCTCTTGTAAAGTTTTTTGACAAAGTACATCAAGTCTGTGAGCTCACCGAGATTCTGTCCACCGGGCAGCGAGGTAACAGTTGTACCTTCACTGCCAGAGCGTTTTGCAAACCAAAAACTATCTAGCATTGACTGTGGGTTAAATTTCTGTACTGAAGCACCTTGATCTGCATCATATGTTCTCTTGGACCAATAATTTGTCATTAACTTGCGCAAGTAAGCTTCAGCTTTGGGTGGTGCCATGTTCCCTACATCAACATTAAAAACAAGACGCTCTGGTGCTCTGACTAATCGGTAAATAACGATTGAATCTTCTATGAGAGATAATTGTCTGTAAGCTCTTCTGGAATTTTCAATGAAAGGCAGTCTTATGGTTTTTGATTCATTCCATATGCCAGAATTAACATATGTAACTTGATTGAGATCCATTGGAACCATTTCTGTTTTAACAATTTTTCCAGGGTTCTTGGAATCATAAATAGGCTTGCGGAGCAAGTAACCTTTGATGTTCATGTTCTGGACATTTTGATACACTGGATCAATTGTATCAGAAGGTATTTGCAATATGCCTAGTACACCTTTGTCTTTGTGATCCTTGTGTACAATGTGTTCCCAGTACAATTCAGCATCAATGAGAAGATGTCTGCAGTATTCCCACCCTTTGTTTTCGAGATCAAAAAAGTCTACATACTTCTGAAATTCTTTTCTTATTTCATTCTTCTGTTGTTCAGAAAGTTCACAATCTCTAAACTGTACTTTTGCAACTTCACCATTCTCATCTTTGTTGATAAATTCATCGCATATTTCATCTAATGCATCTGCAACTTCTGCAAAAGCAGCCATGACCCTGTAATCCATGAGCCTTCTGCCTTTATCAGGCTGAATATTTGCATACATGAATTCATGGAAGTCTTTGTTTTGCACAACATTTGCATACAAGTCTTCTGAATA